TCTTCATAAGAACCAGCACCCGACGTATCCATTGGGTCAGCTGCTTTTGCGCCAGCATTAACAGCGGACTTGGATTGCTGTGTCTTTACTTCCATTTCTTGTAATTGTTTACCACGAGACATTTGAACTCTCCGATTTACCTTTATTAAATCTATATTTATTTATAAATTAAAATATTTAATGTATCAATTATCAGATACTATTGAGAAAATCATTGAACAGATTTAATTTCTGCTCATCAAGTTTCTGTTGATCAACTAAAGTGTTAATCTGTTTGTATGTTTTTTCTGCAAACTTCTCGCGAAGAATGCCTCCATCCCATACCCACTCTTTTCCTTCCATAATACCTTCAACAAATGCATCAGGTGCGGAAGGATCAGCAACGATATCAGCAGCAGTTGCTAACATAAAATCGTCACCAACAATGTTTACCCCTTCACGGGTCATTTTAAGAGATCCGATTCCACGGGAAGAAACACCAAGTCTTACTCCTTCTTCAACTAAAGAAGCAGCAATCTTACCCATAGGGGTGTTTAGAAGTTTTGCCTTACCAATAAAGTTAGAACCACTCTCTTTTAAAGAGACAATTTTATGGGAAACTCTGTCAAGATTGACGGTTGGACCATCAGGGTGACCGAGTTCTCCAAGTGCTCTTCCAGCTTGGATATGATTTTCGCTATACCTACCAACTTCCTTACGGAGAGTTTCCATAGGATACATACGACCATTACGGTTTTTAATGTTGCCTTGAAGGAAAACTCCTTCAATATACATTGATTTCTTGCCGTTCTTTTGTTCGACAAGAAACTCTACGGATTCAATCTCTTCTCTAATTAGTTTCATGTCTTTCCTTAGTTTCTTTGTACTTGTTGAAAATAGACTGCTCCTGCGCCGTCTGCTGCTAATGCAGATAATTTAACGGATCTTCTTAAAGTTGAATCGGCACTGTGGAATGCGGTGAGAATTCCTGCAGTGTTTGCACTAACTGTAATAGAAGTTTGGAAGTTACCATCAAAACCAGAACTCGTATCAACTGAGGTTACTTCAACATGACTAATTGCTGTAGTGTAATCGGCAAGATTTGCTGAAGAAAGAGTAACTCTATCTCCAACACCAAATGGCATTTGAGTTCCCTCGGGGCAGGTAAGGATTGTAGTTGTACCAGTGGTAATACCAACTACTCTTTGAGATGCCTTATTAAGACGAATCTCTTCTGGTTCGCCAGTAGCTACCAGAAAACTAGCTCTGCTGGCTCCCCCAGATGCCACATCAACTGGTTCTGCATCAATATTAACAAAAACATTACTACCTTGTGCCACAACACGAATAGTATCACTTTGTACAGTAAATGCTGCAGAAGTATTAGCTACTCCAACAGCTAATCCAAGTGAAGATCCCGCTCCAATAGTTCTTAGTGCCATTATTTTTTACTAATAGTTCATTTGCTAGTTATTTATATTATTCCTCTTCTTCCTCTTCTACATCATCATCAAGTTGATCGACGATTTCGGTATCATCTTCAATTTCGTTTTCAATTTCAGTGTCATCACCAAACAAAGAGTTTGCTACAACCGGACGGAATGCACCAACTCTTTCTGCTGTTTTTGAATACAGCAAATCTTTGATCGTATCGCTAATTTGAGATGGAGACTCATCACTCACCATCATATCCATTAATTCATCCATGTTATGTAGTACTAATGATCGTTTTTATTTATATTTCCCCACCCTTGGGCAGTTCAGGTGCTTCTGTGGCAGATCCATCAATTTCAGGTTCCATAACTGGAGCACCCAAATCCATTTCTTGCTCAAAAGGCAACCCAGTTGCAGGATCGATTGTTGCAGGATCTGGGATAATACCTTTCTTAATTTCGTCCTCAATCAGTTTATCCTGTTCAATAATTTCAATGTCAGTCTGACGTAAAATCTTACGTCTTACATAGTCTTGAGAATAATATTTGCCAACGTATGGTTGTGCAGTTTCTGCAAGTGACAATCTCTCGTTCAAGAGTTCTGCTTCTTTCAATTCAGAGAAGTGGTTGTCATACAAGAAGTCGAATTGAATGTGCTCACTCATTCTCTCCCAATCTTCAGGAGTAACAATATTTTTGAGAATTAGTTGAGTCTTCAACATGTCGCTAAACATATTAGAGAATCTCTTTCTTAAACGACCAACAAACTTAGTAAACTTCAGTTCGTCTCTGAGGATTTCAGATGATCTGCCGAGATTAAATCCACCTTCGCCATCCATGCGAGACGGCGGCACGTTGAGGGACCTGTATAACTTCTTTTTAAAATACTCAATGTCGGTGATTTCTCCCAGATTCTGTCCTCCTGGAAGAGTAGAAATTTCAGTACCACGTCCTCCCTCTCGTCTAGGTAACCAGAAGTCCTCAAGCATAGCCATATATTTCTTATCATCACGGATCTCCCCAGTGTCTGCATTATATACAAGTTTGTTACGATAGCGCATCATAACATCACGCAAATATTGTTCTGCCTTAACCTTTGGAAGATTGCCAACGTCAATGTAAAAAATTCTACGTTCTGGTGCCCTTGATAATCTGTAGATGACCAAAGAGTCCTCAATCATTCTTAACTGATTAAGCGACTTAATTGCTTTATGCAGGTATGAAAGATTATTTCCTTTGTTTCTATCTACAAGTCCAGAGGTGCAATAGACAACAGAATCTTTTGTCATCTTAATTCCTTGACTTGAACCCGTCTGCATTGGGTTTGCGCTTGGAAATCTTGTCTTTGGATTATAGATAAAATACTCTTCTAGTTCAGGAAAATCATAATCCATTGGATTATCTTTCTGAAGATTATTAAGTTGTTTAAGTTGATTTGCTCTATCGCCCGGTTTCTTTTTCTCTTGTCTAATATAACGCATCTTCATTGCGTCAATATAACGCAACTCCTGAATACCCTCTTGAGGATTCTTTAGATCAATGATTTTATGATAGAAAATACGCCCATCAACATACCAGTTACGATAGATTTCATGTGCTTTCTTATCGAAATCTAGTAAGTCGAGAATATATTTAAATTCTTTACGGATTTTATTCTTGATGCCATCACTGGCATTTAAGTTTGACAGTTCAATCTCTACAGGACTGTCGTTACTGTCAGATACAATTGCTTCGTTTACAATATCTTCAATGGCACTATCCACTTCTGGATGAAGTGCCATCTCACGATAACGTTTGATTAGTTCAAACTCAGTTTTATATACGCCCTCTAAATCAACGTAAGATCCAAAAAATCCACTACTCGCATAGTGATCAACCCCATCCTCATTATTGGGAGGAATGGGGGAGACCGCACTAGGAGATAGTTCTTCATTGTCCTCTATCGAGAACCCAAATAACTTGGACATAATTTATTTCTGGATTACCTTTCTACTATTTATCAACCGTTTGGACCACCAGAATTAATGGATCTGAAGGTTTGAACTTGGAATTCTACAGTAAATTCCTCAAGAGTATCACTGCTATCATAAGAAAGATCGATCTGTGAGATATTAGTTGGGAAAATATCTACAAATTCATACTCTTTCAGAACAGCATTTCTGTCGCCATCATTGGTTTGACTTGCTACAGTAGCACCTCTACCAAGTTGGAATACCTTAGCATTAACCATATAGGCAGATGGATCAGTTGCGCCAACGTTGTTATCTAATCTAGCAATAAGATCAGACCACTCTTCAAATGCATTACGGAGTGCAAATCCTTCATCGTTGATGACGGTTACAGTCCAGGTATCAATGGTTCTGTCTCCAGCAACCTTGAAAGTTCTTCCCCTAAAAGGAACATCGATGTTAGCAATGTTTTGAGCAGGAAGAGCTGCTGCTTTACACATAAATCTAAAGTTATCTGCGTTCCAAGCAATACCGCCTGGTAACGTCGGCATCTCTACTTCAAATAGATTGGGGCGAGCGCCACCCCCAATCAGTGCCGATTTAAATTGAGAAATAGTTTTGTTCTCTCTTGAAGTTGCCATTGTTTAATCCTCCTGTTGTTATTTAGATATTATTATCAAACTCTACCTGCTACTTCTTCAAAACTGACGCCAGTTCTGGTAGCAACAAAGGTAAGAGTAATGTAGTTGATCGACTTGGCAGGCTTCAAGAAGATGTCTGCTCTGAACTCATTATTATCAATAACATCGGGAGTGTTGTTTGACGTGTCACAGACAACCAGGAATCCGTAGATGCCTCGTTTTGCCTCAACATCTCTCAAGTATGGTTCGACAATGTTTCTAAAGTTTGCTCTCGTCAACTCATCATTGAGTTCAAAGAGTTGTGCTTCTGCTGCACTTTCAAGTGCTTGCTCAATAGTGAGGAACAAGCGGCGAACGTTGATTCTATCAAACGCGGAAGAGTGCGTAAGTGCAGTCTTATCTCCGAAGAGGACCGTTCCAGATCCTGCTTTTGTAATAAGAGAGTTGATTCTCAATGGATAGAGTTGATCTCTCTGTGCTTTGTTGGGGTTGTATGCCAACTTAACAACGTTGTTAATAATACCGCGTTGTGAACCAGCAGGAGAGAACCATGGGTAAGAAGTGATGTTAGTTCTTACCATCAATCCAGCAATGTCTCCGTTAGTTGGAACATAGCGGAACTCATTATTAAATCTATCATACTTATATGCATATCCAGAATCAAATACTCCATAAGAAGTAGATTGCAGTGGACTAAAGTAGTTGATCAGATTGGTAGTTTGTGTAGTTGCATCAGTGAGACCAACAAGATCTGCTCTATGTGGTCCAATACAAGCCATGCAATCTTTTCTTGATTCTGCAATGGAAAGCAATTTATTTGCTTTTGCTTGAGATTCTGCCTTGGACGATAATCCAGGACCCATGATTAAGAAATCAACTGCTTGCTCGTCTCTATTGGATACCTTATCATATGCAGTGTTAAGGTTACCCAACGTGGCAGTCATACCGCCATTTACATATCCTCCAAATGAAGGAATACCAGCAGCATAGTCCTCACCACCTTTAAGGGTGTAAGTTACGTTGCCGATTCCATTGAAAGTAGTATCCTGTGCTGTTTGACCCCAGAGACCGCCACCAGTTGTTACCTTGGTAAAGTCTGTTGAGAATCCAAGTGCTGTTGGAGTTGTACCATGGAAAGCATCTGCAGCACTAGCAGGACTATATCCCGCATAAACGTTTGCAGATCTATCTGCGATATACTCTTTGTAGTAGATCTTATCAGGTGCGTTTACATCTGATACAGCATCTGATGCTTTGGAGAGATTGACGTGCTTCTCAAGGATGTTACCCTTAATGCCAGTTACGCCACCATTGTCATCAACAACTGCAATGTGAATACCATCATTCTTACCATTTCTGTCGGAAACATATACGTTAGTGACAGGTTTTGGTGCGATCTCTTTCCAAAAAATGGTTGAGTTGGTTAATCCAAGAGTTTGTTGATCATACCAGTCAAGGGCAGATGTTGGGGTATGACTTTCGTTTGCCGCAACAAAACCCCTTGTATGAACGCCAGCGTTGTTTATGAATCTAATTGTATCACTAGTGTCAAATGCCGCAAATTCAGTTCCTTGCTGATAATTAATTTTAAATTCTGATCCAGCAGCGTTAACCCTAGATACAACCTTAACAATAATTTCACTGTTTCCGTCTGTAGCATCAGTAGTAACACCAGTGATGATTCCTTTCAGGAAACCAGTGAACGCTGAAGTTGTGCCGCTTCCAGGAATAGTGACAGCAGATAAAGGTGCAGTTACACCAAATCCAATTTGTGCTCCTGTTGCAAGAACGTTGGTAGTTCCGATACCAATAATTTGATCTGCAAAGTCGTCAATTTGACAAACTTTTACTTCGTTACCCCAAGAACCGGGGTTTTTAGCAGAATAAGTGAAGTCAGTAGCATTGGTGTGGTTGTTCTGATAGTCATCATAGTTCAGAACCTGCAACGTCGTCGTATATGCCATACCAACACCAGCGTTGGCATTGTTGAGATCGTCGTCAGATGCTCTAACTACTTTGAGGACTCCGCCATAAGAAAGATATGACGCTGCACTCATCCAATACTCATACTGTGAATCAGTAGAAAGTGGCTTACCATAAACACTGAGTAAATCAGTTTCATTAGTAATCAGAATTGGTTCATTAACTGGTCCAATTGGGAATGGTCCTGCAATTGCGCCAATATTGTCTAGAACATTATCTGCCCTTCCTACCGTTAAGTCAACCTCCCTAACAAGTACTCCAGGAGATAGTTGTGGAGTCGCCATGTTTTTCTCCGTGATCTCGATTTATCTAAAAATATTTATTAAAAAATCTATTTTCAGGGGGGAAATGTGACGTGAACTACCAATCTGGATATTCCCATCTTCCATCTTCTTTCTTTTTTGACCTTATTCTCTTAATCGTACACTCTTTACATTCATATGAAAATGAAGATGCAACTGGTCCTCTATCTTTTCTTGTTCTATAAAACCCATCAACCAAATTCTTAACTTCTCCACATACTCTACACTTCCTATCTGTAAGCAGTAAGTGTCCCAACTTAATCTGCTTATCAAACTCCATTAGTGATATTCCCACATAAAAGATCTGTCACCATACTCATCTGCTTTGAACCATCTATCACCATCGTCATCTACAAAACTAGCATCATCTAATCCATCAGACATAAAACCAAATGGTGCCATATCCTGTTCGATTTGATTCTTCTGTTCATCATACAATCTCTTACGGACATCTTGATCAGTCAGTTCTTTAAAGTAATCTTGTTGCACCAACCATGCATAGATTACTAGACACATTGCAAGGTCATCATTACAACCTTCTTCTGCCTCAAACGAATTACTTTTAGAAATAAACGTAGTCAGTTCTGATATAATCTCATAATCACTGAAGAGTAATTTATCAGACTCAATCATTGTCTTAAGGTTGAGAGATCCAACCTTCTTGACAGTCTTACTCATCTTGACACCAAGTTGCGTCTTCTTACCAGAGAATCCCTGTCCTACAATCTGGCCTGCTCTACCACGCATCGAACACATTAGTAAGTTTTGATATTCGAGGTCATATTGAATGATACTTGCTACCTGATCTCCAATATCATTTACTTCGCATAGGATAAAACCATTATTATAT